GGACATTTGAGAAGGTTGCTAAAAGATTTGATAGAGAAGACTTTATAAAATATCTCGTTTCCAATATTCTTACTGATTCAGAAGATATATGGATTGGTAATATGATGAATGGTAAGGGAGAGATTATATATAAGAAGTATGTAAAGAATCTTGAATCTCTTACATACAACTACAAGGAAGACTTGGAGACTATCTATGACTTTGAGTCTGAATTTGATAAAGTATTCATATCTGAGAAAGGACATCCACTACTCTATAGACTATATTTGAGAAATAAAATACACATAAATACTTGTGTAATTCTCAATGATTTGGTTAATTATGCAAGACTCTGGCGCAAGCAAGATGATATGATGTTAAATAATTTTCTGAATTTGCTTGACAAATATCCAAAGTTTCTGTATAGTTATACCAATATCGACAAAGCAAAGTACAAGAAACTAACATTGGAGGTATTCAATGAATAACGAAGTTGAAGCATATGTCGGTGAACTAAGGGAACTACGAGAGGAGAATCAACTTTTAAGAGAACGAGTTAAGGAAGTTGAAACAGAACTTGCTTGGAACTCGTATCAAGTGACCAGTTTCAAAGTGAATGGTCATGAATACGAATTTGAAAAAAGTGCTTGACAAAGCATCTATATTATGATACTATAAACACAATTATACGCAAACATACAAACATACGGAGTATACAAACATGGCAACAGATTTCGCCGCACTAAAAAAGTCACGCTCAAACTCTTTGAGCAAACTAGTCCAAGAGACTACCAAAATCAATACACCATCTGAAGGTTCATCTGCTGATGACCGCTTCTGGCAACCTACCGTAGATAAGGCTGGTAACGGATACGCTGTGATTCGTTTTCTACCAGAACCAAAAGGTGAAGACTTGCCTTGGGTTCGTCTTTTCAATCACGGTTTCCAAGGCCCAGGCGGTTGGTATATTGAGAACTCACTAACTACCTTCGGTGAGAAAGACCCTGTATCTGAATATAACTCATCATTGTGGAATAACGGCACTGATGCTGGTAAGGAACAGGCTCGTAAACAGAAGCGTAGGCTGTCTTACATCGCTAACATCTATGTGGTAAAAGACCCTAGCAATCCTGAGAATGAAGGTAAAGTATTCCTCTATAAGTTTGGTAAGAAGATTTTCGACAAACTTAACGAGGCTATGAATCCTGAGTTTGAAGATGAATCACCATGCAATCCCTTTGATTTTTGGGAAGGTGCTGATTTGAAACTCAAGATTCGTAATGTGGAAGGTTATCGCAACTACGATAAGTCTGAGTTCGATAGTCCATCTCCACTTCTTGAAGGTGACGATGATAAACTTGAAAAGGTTTATGAATCACTATATTCGCTTCAAGATTTTCTAGACCGTAAGCACTTTAAGTCTTATGCAGAACTGCAAGCAAGACTGAATCGTGTTCTTGGTTTGGATGGTTCATCACCTCAACCTCGCACAACTGCTGAAGATAATGTTGTGGAAGCACCAGTAGCAAAGTCTGCGCCTGCTCCTAAACAGGCTTCGGTAAGTGTGGGAGATGATGACGATGATACACTCTCCTTCTTTGAGAAACTTGCAGAGGAAGATTAACCGTCACTCCCTGTAAGAACTGAGGGGGCTTCGGCCCCCTCTTTTTTTAACCGTATTGCAGTCTAGCAAGTCTCGCTCTTTTTCTATCAATCCTCGCTACTTTTCTTTGATAAGGTGACATTGAAGCAACAGTAGTACTCTGCACACTGTTCTGTGTGTTATTTGTAATTGCTGTAGTTGTAGTATTATCCGTAACAGACGGTGCGGCGGCCGCAGTCGCTACTTCAGAACTTCTTACATCAATCTCTGCACCAGTCGTAGCAGTCATTGCATTTGGATTGATAGCCATTTGCAATTCTTTAATTCTTTTTGTTGCTTGCTCAAAGTTAATGTCTGGTGATGCAAGTCCTTTGATAGTTGTGCCAGAACTGAAGAAACCTTCACCAACAGTTCCACCCATAATAGCAGTTTCAATCGCTGGAATTGCTCTCATCAAATCATTAGCAAAATCTGTCATATTGATGTTAGCGCCATCAAACTTCAAACCAGCAATTTTGTTTAGTGCCTCACCAACCTTGTCAATAGCATTAGCACCAGCAAAAATATCATCTGCTCTATCAGCAATATTTAACATTTCTTGAATTGGTGATTCGCTACCAGATAAGAAGTTTAGGAATGCTGTTCCAGCATCAGCAAGCCCTGCTACAAATTTACCACCAGCAAATTTCATAAGACCACTTGAGATGGTGCCCATCACTCTGCTGAATATATTTGCTTTTTCTTCTGCTACCGCACCCTCTTCTGTCAGTGTCAATAATGTTTTAACTTGTCTGACAATCCTATCAGCCATGTCTTCTTCACTAGCAAACTTATTGACTGCTTCTGCAACTCCAGCGGCACCAGAGCCAAATGCGAATGCCGCAAGACCAGCACCAATACCAGACATGGTGAGGAAGAATGCTCCACCAGACTTCAACATTTCCCAATTTCCACCTAGTGAATCTTTAATACTTAAAAGAGTGATAACATTCTGTTTAATCTGTTCAGCCCAGTTACCACCAGTAAATTTATCAACCGCTTCTCCAGCACCAGCGGCGGCCGCTCCAGCAACACCACCGACTGCAAATGCAACAAGACCTAGGCCTATTCCTGCCATCGCCGCCGCAAATACAGCAGAATCAATAAACATTGACAGATTACCACCAGCCTCATCTTTGATGGATAGCAAGGTGAGAACATTTTGTTTGATTGTTTCAGCCCAGTTACCGCCACTAAAGGTATCTAACGCTTCTCCCATACCGCCACCAACAGCAGATGCACCTTCACCAATAGCAAAGAAGAAAAGACCTAATCCCAATCCAGCCATAGCGGCGGCAAAGAATGCCGCATCTGTTAGGAAGGATAGATTACCGCCAGCCGCATCACCAATAGATAATAGAGTTAAAACATTTTGTTTTATACTTTCTGCCCAATTACCACCAGTGAAATAATCTAAAGTTTCTGACATACCACCACCAACAGCAGATGCACCTTCTCCTATAGCAAAGAAGAATAAACCTAAACCTAGACCTGCCATTGCGGCCGCAAAGAAAGCGGCGTCTGTTAAGAAACTTAAATTGCCACCAGCGGCGTCACCAATACTAAGAAGTGTCAAGACATTCTGTTTTATACTTTCTGCCCAGTTTCCTCCAGTAAAGTAATCTAAAGTTTCAGTCATGCCTCCAGCGAGACCAGATAGACCTTGTCCTAAAGCAAAAGCGGCAAGACCTAAACCGATACCAGCCATCGCTAAGAAGAATGTTCCAGACTCTTTGAAGAACTCACCAGCACTACCAAATTCATCTTTGATGGATAAGAGTGTCATAACACTTTGCTTAACTTTATCTGCATCAAAGTCGCTTAGTGCAGTAAGAAGATAACCAGCACCGCCTGCAAGAATACCAGCGCCAGCAAGTAATGCACCACCCCCAACACCTAGTCCAGAGAATAGTCCGCCAATTGCACCTGTAATACCTTTACCTATTTTACCAAGAAAGGAGTTACTTTTTCCAGCATCAAGATTGACATCACCATTGATAGTAGTGTCGCCATCACCACCGCCACCAAGGCCACCACCTCTAGATGCTTCTCTAGCGGCTTCCAAATCCAAGCCAGCCTGCATTGCCTGTGCATCCCACCCTGCTTTTTGCATTTCATACAAATCACGCAAGGTATTGTGCATACCATCAACAGATTTAACGACATTCAAAAGACCTGCTCTAAGACTTTTCTGCAATCTTTGTCGATTGTCAGTCTCGTTTGCTATCTGGTCTTTTCCTATCTGTTCATTGATATCAGGCAATTCAGCCATGGATTATCCTTACTTTTTCTTTAATGCGTCTGCGCCAAAGAAGGCTGAGACCAATACTGCAATTGATGCAAAATATGTTGGGGCGATATCAGCAATCAATTCTGCGGCCGTATCTAGCCCAAGCAATGAAGTTACTGCAATACCAATTGGATAGATTAGAAGACCAATCAAAGAGAACCATGCCATCTTACGAATAGCATCTCTCTGTGCATCAGCATCTTCTAGTGCTTTCCTCTTAAATTCCAAATGCATCTCCATTTCTTCTGCTGAGATGTGACCATCACCATTTGCGTCCATGCCTTCTACAGCGGCCGCATCAATGGTTTTCTTATCTTCTGCCATGTGACTTACCTCTTTCGTTGTCTTGCTTTGTGTTTTTCTTCTTCTTCCTCAAGATGTTGTTTTAGCAAAGTCACATAGATATTCCTCTCAAAAGGAATCATGTTATCTAGTTCAGTTAATGAATATTTATGATGTTGCATAAGTGCAAAGTTCATATGATACATATTCGTTAGAGAATCGTGTATCATCGCAAGGTAAAAAAACTTTGCAGGCCCTCCACCACCATTTCTTCATCTTCACCGCATTTAGGACATTTCCAAGTTATCGTATGTTTCAACTTGGGCATTTCCTCAAAGAATGTGCTAATATTTTTGAACTGTGCTTGGTTCAAATTATTTACCCATTCAGATAGTTCTTCTCTTGTGAAGTCTCCTTCATTATAAATTTGTTCTTTATCGTAGATATACTCAATACAATCTAGAATCATATTGAAAAGCGATTCAGCATCCTCGCCTTTCATTTTCATCACTGTTCCTAATGTTGGATATCTCATCTTAACACCAACATCATCAGTAATCATAATCTTTCCATCTTTGATATCACCTTGCACTTTGATATCATCAATGTTTATCTGTATTTCTGTTTTATGTTTACACTCACTATCTTCACTAGTGTGTCCAACACTTGCGTTGATAATTTCACCTACAGATTTACCTCTAACTTTTAGAAAGAGATATTCAATGTCAAAAGTTGACAACTTATCAATATTAACATCAGACATAATACAACTTTTAAGAAGTCTCAAAATAGCATTAGAGATTTCTTTATTGTCTTGTCCTTCTAGTGCAATGAGAAGTGTTTTTTCTTCACCCACTAGAAATGGACGATATTGAATTTCTTGATTTGTGGAAGGTATCACATCAAAAAACTCTGGCGTAGAGATTTTAGGTAATGCCATAATTTACTCCTATAATAAAATTAAAATCTAATAGCACCAAACGGTGTATTTACATTTCCAAGGACGCCAAGTCCAGTTTGTCCAGAAATATTTCCAACGCCTGGGATTCTTGCAGATGCCGCAAGACCGCCTGGGCCAAATGAGAATGAGAATGACGCTCCAAGACCGGGCTGGTCTGAGCGATAAAATACAACTTTATAATCAGTATAAGAAAAGGTTACACTAAGTTCTGCTGGATTTTCATCATTCCAATTCAAACCAACATCACCAATTACTAATGGATATGCTTCTCTAAGTGTATGAATACTGTTTAACTGACCCGCTTCCCCATACTGACGAATATTTACCGTTCCTGTAATTGTGTCATAATATTCTACATTGTGCTTTGCTCTACCAAGTCCAAATGCATTTGTTCCAGCAATTCGTTCTTGCCATTTTTCAAAATATTCTTTTTCTCTCATATCTTCACTAAGAAGAATATTCATGCTTGCATCTGTATATGTAGCACCATATGGAATCTTTTGAACTGGACCGTATATCTTGTATTCTGCTGTTGAGATTGTTCGGCCAGGCAGTGCCGCTGTTGACACTCTTGCCATCATATCTCTTTCCATATCAGTTTCACCAACACCAGTAATCTGCACCTCAAAATGAGATGATTTTGCGATACCACTTTTGTTGAGTGACTGAACGATATTTTGAACGCTAAAGGTCATGTTATCATATTCCTACTGTCTTTCCAGACTTGTGATTTACTTGCCTTCTCAAATCTTTCGACTGGAAGGAACAAAGCAATATCCCACTCAGAAGCATCTATTTGCACGAATCGAGAACGAACATGACTATTCAGATACTTCTTGAATGTTGGTTTGAAGTATCTATATTTAGACGCACCATTCAGTAAATCATAAGATAATCTCAATCTAGTGCTTTCATCATATTTTTTATTGCTGGTTATATCGTATAGAGCATCCATGAGTTTTGCTCTTAATTTATATGGGAGATAATGTAGGTTGATACCGTAAAATCCCCCCTGTGTATTTGCAACTTTGAAAATAAGTGGAAATCTATCATAGTAAGGCAAAGTCTTCTTACCTTTAGGGTCGTAGAAGAAGAAATACATTCCACCAATCGCCGCACGACCTTTTAGTCTATCTCTGTCTTTAGATAGAGCCATTGGTGATGTTTGTGTTCTTCTTGCTTGGTTACGAAACCAATCTCTAGACGATGCTTGTCGTGCAGGCACTTCACCAGCACGAACACCTCTAAGCAAAAGGTCGTCAAAGACAGTCGCCATTAGTATTTAATCCCTAGTTCTTTTTCTGTAATTATCATAAATTTCCATTTTCTATCTTTACAGAAGTCAATAGCCGCTTCCCATTTACTCTTATTTATACCCCATGTCTTTACTTCATATAAATACTTCTTAGTAAGACGCTTTTGTGGTTTTGTTTCTTTCGTTTCTTTGGAAGGTTTCACCTCAATCATAATTGTCTCCAGTTTACCTTCTTTGTTCTTTACACGAATGAGAAAGTCTGGAAAGTAACGATGATAACGACCGTCTATGGGTGATTTATAAGGTACAATGACTTCTTCAGAACTCCATTGCAAAACATTTGGATTCTGGTCAAAGTATCTCATACAGTTCCTTTCCCACAAGGAACGATAAATAATGTTAGTTGGGTCGCCACGATATTTTTGTGGGAACTTTGGACGAAATTTACCTTTATAAGCCATATGGATATTTAGATGTCAATAATTAAAAAGCCAATCATTAATGCAAGAAACCAATCGGTGTCTGCTTCTGGAACATTAGATACAAGTGGTGGAACTGGTGCATTCTCTGTATCAGCAGGCCCCAATGGTTTGTCTGCAAGTTTCCAATTCAGAGAAGAAGTCGCTAGAAAAGTAAATAGTAGTCGAGTAAGAGGTCCACTTGCACCTTTGTATAGACCGAATGGTGGTAAAACTAACAGACCCATTATTTATCCTCTCGATTTGGATGATGAGCATTACATGATTTATAATGTCATTGAAAGAAGACGCCCAAGTCAAAAGAACGAGGGAACTAAAAGAATTATTCGTAGTATTGTTCTTCCTGTTCCAGCAAACTTATCAGTTCAGTATCAGGCTGGTTATGAGAACTCTTCACTTGGTATTCTTGGTTCAATGGCTCAAGGTTCTATGGGTGGAAACGAAATTAAGGGTGCTATGTCGTCAATCTCTGATTTTGTTGGTGAAAAGGTAGAGGCCGCTAAATCCGCTTTCAAAAACGATACATCAGATGCAGTATCAAAAGCCGCTTCCATTGGACTTGGGGGTGCGGCGATTGCTGGTCTTGCCGCTGGTGGTGGTTTGGTTGGTGCAACACTAGGTTTAGGTGGTGTGGAGAATGTTGTTACTGGTCTGATGCAAGATGAAGGACTTGCTATCAATCCACACATGGCTGTTGTGTTCAAAGGTGTTGACTTTAGAACACACCAATTCCAATATAAGTTTATTGCTAAGAATCAAGAAGAGAGTGATAGACTAAAAGAACTAATTCATGTTATGAGACATCATATGCTTCCAGCATATAAATTTGGAACAGAGAGAGCAGGCTTTGCATTTGTTTATCCAGATGAATTTACGATTGAATTTGGAACAAAAATTAAACCATACCTATATGATATCGGAACATCAGTTATGACTGACTTGACTGTAAATTATAATGGTGAAGGTATTCCAACATTTTTCGAGCAAACTGGTGCGCCTGTATCAATTGATATTTCAATGTCATTCCAAGAAACTCGTATTCTAACTAGAAATGGATTTGGTGACACTGAAGAATTTTCAATGTCTGAAAGAACGGAGTAATTAATATGTCTAATTACTTTTCATATTTTCCAACTGTTTTACAAGATATCAGACAAACTGGTCGCAAGACGCAAGCAACTAATATCTTGCGTAGATTCAAAGTTAAAGATAGTTTGACAGATAGAACTGATACCTTTTATGAATATAGTATTCAAGAAGGTGATAGACCTGATGTGATAGCAGAGAAATTTTATGGTAATGCAAATTATGCTTGGGTAGTGTTACACTATAACAATATTATTGACCCACAGTTCGATTGGCCTTTGTTTGGTAATGATTTCGACAGATTTATTGTTGGTAAGTATGGTAATCTCCAATCACCAAAAACAACCATAAAGTATTATTATAAAATTCTATCAGCCGCAACAGTAAAGACTGATGGAACTCGTGTGGAAGAAAGAAAACTCGTTGTTGATGAGACAACATATAACTCACTAGCGGCTAATGAGCGTAGCACCATCACTGAGTATGATTGGGAAGTTGAGTTGAATGAAGAACGAAAACAAATTCGTCTATTAGAACCAAGATTCTTGTCTAAGGCGATTGATGAAGTAGAGACAATCCTACAGGAAGATTAATATGGCCGTTGAAGGTTACAGACAAGCCGGTGATATAGAACTTAATACTATCGCTCTAGTTGGTCGTTCAGGTCAGATATTTGACTTGAGCGAACTTATGCTTGAGATGAACATATATCAGAATCTATATGAAAAAGAAATGACTTGCGAATTAGTTATTTCTGATGCGACAGGTCTTATTGATTTCTTGAAACCAAACAGTGAAGATATTGGTGGTTTCAGTGGTATGGAAGCAGTGTTCTTATCATATAGAACACCAGATGAAGGTGTCCAAAAAAATAGACATTTGTTCATTATGAATAGTTTGGAAAGTAGACAGAGTGTTGATGAAAGAATTGAAACATATGTTCTAACAGGAACATCACTAGAAACTGTATTAATTGCTGACAAAAAGATTTCTCGTAGTTATGGTGGCACTAAAGGTAATACGATTTCAAACATGATTAAAAGTATTCATAGAGAGTTCTATGAAACACCAGAAATTACACAAACATATGCAAATTTGAATGAGGCAAATTTTAGAGTATTCAAAGATTTAGAATTAGATAACACGGTAGGTTTGCAGAAATATGTAATACCAAATCTGTCGGTAGAAGATACAATCGACTTCTTGACTAATGAAGCAAAGGGTGATGATATCGCATCGTTGTATACATTCTACGAGGATAGCAATGGATATCATTTCAAAAATATCTCTAATCTCGTAGAGGGCGATGTAAAGGAAACATATAAATGGGAGCCTTCTAACTATACTGAAGGTGGAGACAATGCGGCCGCTGACAATACAGATGCATTCAAGATTATAGCATATGAAGTTGTGAAAGAAGTAGACTTCCTAGATAATAAAGAAGGTGGATTGTATGCTTCAAAAACTATATTGATTGACAATCTTAGAAAAAAGATGGTTGAAAGGGATTTTGATTACAAGAAGCAACACGACAAGTTTAAGAAACTACAAAGATTTCGTATTCCAGGCGCCGCTTCTAGCACAGCAGTTGTTGATATGTTTACTACTCGATTTCAGCATGACCAGTTGAGTATTTTCAGAGATGAAAATGTTAGACCTAAAACACTTGAAAGAACAATACAGTATAGAAGAAGTTATGCATCGCATCTAAACAATAAAGTTATAGAAGTAACAATTCATGGAAACTCTACACTCAATGTTGGCGACACAATATTCCTCAGTTTTCCAGTCATGTCCACTGGAGAGGAGCAAATGCGAGAAGATAAATATATGACAG